CAGCAAGGGGAAGCCCCGCACGTCTGGCATCTTCGGCTATCACATCATACTGTGTGTCGGTAAACCGGATAGTAACACGATGCGTGGTTACAAGTTCCGGTTCTTTTTTTGGCCTTGCCATAAAAAGCCCTCCCTTTCCAAGTGATGATTTCATCACGGTGCGACCATTTCAATGGAAGCCGGCACACAGCATGATGAAAACGAGGGTATGGGGAGCGTAATCCCCATCAAGGTTTGCCGCAGGTAGACAATCACGAAATCGACAGATTGGAGTTATTGGCTGCCGTAGGCGAAACTTGCTCTCCGAAGAAATATGAAAAAATCCCTCTACTCCGTAGCCGTTCTGAAAATGAGTTGGGTACCTCTTTTTGAAAAAAATTAAAAAAATTCTCTGACCTACCTTGTATGAACCGTTTCTGACATGGGTTAGGTATCAGAAAATAAAGCGAGGTACTGAAATGGAATATCTAAATGATTGCATTGAAATCAGCAAAGGAGAATTAAAAAGAATGAGCGAAGTGGATATACGCACGGTGGATCGGGAGTGCTTGGTTGATATAAAAGATGTAAATATTAATTCCGAGCTGCCACCAGAGGAACGGTTGGCGGATTACATCCGGCAGATTAAAAATCCCTATTGCTATGTTTCGCATGGTGTGGTTGTGAAAATCAGTTTTACAGGAAAGAAGAAATTAGAGGACTGCATCAAAGATGCAATGTTTGTGTAAGTTGTAGAAAAAACTCATACGGCAAAATTTGAACTTTAACAAATTAACGTGTTGAAATAATCAGGAAACAGTGTTATAATCCTTCTCGGGTCAATCTTAATAGAGTGTTCGAGAAGCCATTGATTTCTTGGTTTATAGCCGAAAGGTGAGTAAATTAGGAGGTCAGTGGCTTTATGCATTTTTTAGGCCAAAATTTAGTAGCAGAGTATTTGAGACTGTCCCGTGAAGACGGAGACAAAATGGAAAGTGACAGTATTTCCAATCAAAGGGATTTGATTACTGAGTATCTATCCAAACACAATGAGCTGAAATTCGTTGGAGAGTATGTGGATGATGGTTACACCGGTACATCTTTTGAAAGACCGGCATTTAAGCGGTTAATGGAGGATGTAAAAGCAGGGAAAGTAAACTGCATCATCGTAAAGGATTTGTCCCGATTTGGAAGAAACTATATTGAGACAGGCAGATATTTGGAGAAGATTTTTCCATTTCTTGGGGTACGCTTCATTTCTATCATTGACAATTATGACAGTGCCAGTGAGGACAGCGATGCGGACCGTATCATCATTCCGTTTAAAAATCTGATTAATGATTCCTACTGCAGAGACATTTCTATGAAAATTCGTAGCCAGTTGGATGTGAAAAGAAAGAATGGAAAGTTTATCGGAAGTTTTGCAACCTACGGTTATTGCAAAGATCCAAGAGACAATAACCATTTAATTGTCGATCCTTTCGCCGGGGATATGGTGCAGCAAATTTTCAGAATGAAGCTGTCCGGATACAATTCCCAGAGAATTGCCGAAGTATTAAATGAGATGGGTGTGCTTCCGCCTGCAGAGTACAAAAGAAGCAAGGGATTGAATTATGACTGTGGCTTTAAAGGCGGTGAGAACCCGGGATGGTCGGTCATGTCAATCAACCGTATTCTGACCAATGAGATTTATACTGGAACCATGGTACAGGGCGTGAACAGTAAAATTAATTACAAGATCAAGCAGAGCCGTCCGGTACCAAAGGAAAATTGGATTCGAGTGGAGAATACCCATGAAGCACTTATAGAAAAAAGTGTTTTTGATGAAGTGCAGCGGTTACTGCTATTTGATACGAGAACCGCACCGGAGGAAGCCGCCGTGTATCTGTTTTCCGGGTTGGTGGTATGTGGTGATTGTGGTCAGAACATGGTCAGACGAAGAACCACGAAAAAAGGAAAGGCTTACAACTATTTTCATTGCAGTACCTACAAGAGTGGGAATGGATGCAGTTCCCATCTGATTAATACGGAGAAGCTGGAACAGATTGTGTTGGAAGCGGTTCAATTGCAGATTGCGCTTCTTGTAAAGGCGGAAGCAATCCTAAAGCAGATTGACCGAATTCCAGAAGAACAGAGTAGCATTAAGGTAATTACGGGGCAGATAGAAGAATTAGATTCCGAAATCGAGCGATACAGGAATCTGAAAACACAAGTTTATGTAGATATGCTTGACGAGATTATCACAAAAGAAGAGTTCAAGGAAATCAACGAGAAATTTTCAAAAAAGCTGGATGACGCAAAGGAACAGAAAAATAGCCTTCTGGAAAGAAAACACCGGCTACTGGCGAATAAAACACACTTGAAACCGTGGCTGGAGAGCTTCAAGAAGTATCAGAATATTGAAAAATTGGAGCGCCAGGTTGTTATAAACCTGATTGATAAAATTGTGGTACATGATAAGGATACTGTTACAATCCAATTTCAGCATAGCGATGAAATGCAGGAAATGTTTATCCTTTCCGGTGTATTGGAAGAGCGTTGTGGAGAGGAGCAGGAAGTATGCGGATTGTAAGTTATACCAGAACAATAAGCTGTTTTCCAGGGGCAGCGGTGGAAGCTGATGCTATTACGCAACAGAATGAGCGCATCCGTATGTATGCTTCTGAACATGGATGGAAAATAGCAGATAAATATAGTGACCGGAAGAAAAGTAAAGAAGAAAACCAGGCATTTGAGAGATTGCTGCAAGACGGGATACAGAGAAAATTTGATGTGGTAATCGTGGATTCCATCTTTCGGGCCGGAAAAGATTTATGGAGTGCCAAAGAAGTACTCTTGCAAACTTTGCATTATGCAGGAATCAGTTTCGTTGTTGTAGAAGACGATTTCATAGGGATTGGAAAGACGAATGCGGAGGCTGAAGAGTATTTTGATAAGAAGTACGGAATTCTTCGCAGAGAGACCATACGTCATCAAGTCCTGAAACGGAATCGGGAAGGTGTTCTGTCCTGGAATGATGCTAAATATGGGTATCGCCTGACAGAGGATTATAAGCTGGTGATAAACGAAGAAACCGCTCCAGTAGTCAGGAGAATTTTCCAGATGTGTGCTGATGGTATTTCGCTATCAAAAGTAGCAGAAAAATTATCCGAAGAAAAAGTGCCATCCCCTTTATCCCAAAGGGGAACAAATGTGAAAATAGAAGATCCCTATAAATGGACAAGACTTTCCATCAGGCGATTGTTAGGTATGACGGTTTATGAGGGGCATTGGTCTAAAATCGTCAAGGGGGAAGAAGTTTTCTTTACAAATGAACCGATTGTTACGAAACAGCTATTCCAAGATGCACAAAAAGCCATTCATACTCCTACATATGTCAGCAAGAAACCAAAAGCAAAACATAAATATGTGGGTCTGGTGGCTGACAAAGAAAGAGGATTTTGTGTGCGTTACAAGGAGAGCAGAAGTGGGGAAAAGTATTTTACATATGCTGACAGCCAGATGAATGCGGATAGCGGATATAGACGTTTGCCGATGGATGCAGTAGATATGGCTGTAAGGGAAGCACTGCAAAGGGAAAAAGACAGAGCAGTTTTTGCATTAGAACAGCTGCACCGGGATGGAGCGGCAGTTCTTGAAATGCGACTTCAGGCATACCGGGAAGAATATAAAAGAAAAGCACTTGCATTAGCAGAACAAGAAGTCCAGAAAATGAAGATTTATGCAGACTGCCAGAATGGGAAACTATCCCAGGAGGATAATATCAAGAGGCAGCAGGAAGCACGGGAGAATGTATTACGGCAGGAAACGTATTTCAAGGAACATGAAAAAGTGCTTCAGACGATGCAGACGGCATTAGGCGAAGAAAATCCATGGATACAGTTGTATCTGTCCTATTCTCCTGACTGCATATTAGATAAGGAAACATTGAACAAGTATGTTTCCAGAATTGTAGTAGATCGGTTAGAAATCTGCTCGGTAGAACTTCGGGAACAGGAGTGGTTCCAGGAACTGCTGGACGATTGGAGGAAATAAGATGGCTAGAAAAAGTAGAAAAAATATAAATGCGGTTCCAGTAATTGGGATGGGTGTAGCCGATCAAAACATGGTGTTGAAACAGGCAGAGGAGTTTCCAGAGGACAATAGGTTGGCAACAGCTGCCTATATCCGCCTGTCTGTTGAAAATAATGGGCATGAAACGGATGACAGTATTCAAACGCAGATTGCCTTGGTAGAAAGTTATATCCAAGAGAACGAGGAACTTGTCCTAAAGGAAACCTATATTGATAATGGCTTTTCAGGTACTAAGTTTGACAGGCCAGAATTTGTACGGATGATGGAAGATGTAAAGACTGGGAGGATACAGTGTATTGTAGTAAAGGATTTGTCCCGTTTTGGAAGGGACTATTTGGAAACAGGTTATTACATAGAGACAATCTTCCCACTACTGAATGTCAGATTCATTGCGATTACAGACCAGTTTGACAGCACACGGGAGGAAGATCGGAACAGCCTGTCTATTCCAATCAAAAACATGGTCAATGCTATGTATGCAAAAGACTATTCCAGAAAGCAGGAGACTTTTCGGGAAATGTGCAAGAAAACAGGGCGTGTCATGGGAATCAATGCACCATACGGGTATCGGATGAATAGGGAAACGAATCGTCTGGAGATAGATGAAGAGGTGGCACCGTATGTCAGGATGGTTTTTGCATGGGCACTTGCCGGGGTGAAGAATCTGGAGATTTCCAAGCGGATGGAGCTGATCGGTGCGCCGACGCCAGCCAAATATGACAACTGGAATTATGGGGAACACTGGAGTTCTGATACAGTCAAGACAATTTTGATTAACCCAGCGTATGCCGGATTTCATGTGATGGGAAAAAGTAAGGTCTCTTTATATAAGGGAATTTCAGGACATCGGACAGAACGGAAGGACTGGATATATTTTCCGGATTTTCATGAACCGTATATTACCATGAATGATTATGAACAAATCGAAAATCGAATTGCAAAGAATAAAAGGGATATGGAAGAACAGCTGGCAGTTCGTACAGATGCACGGGAAAAAATGCCGGATGTGTTCCGGGGCATGGTGTTCTGTGCGGATTGTGGACGTCAGATGAATTTCACAAGAGGTTCCCATCACCGGGGCTATATGGATTTGACCTTTTTATATTACCGGTGTAGATACAGTAAAAAATATGAAAATTGTAGGAACAAAAAAATCCAACAGAATTTTCTGAAAATCGTGGTGATGGATCAGATTCGTGTTTTAATTCAAACTGCCTGTGATAAGAAGAAATTAATCTCAGCAATGCAGCAGGAATTGACCAAACCAGGAACTATGAACCATGTACAACGTAATGTTGCTCGGTTAGGCCAGAGGATACAGGAAGTTGAGGAAAGAATCATAAAGGCATACGAGAGCTTTGCAGAAAAATTGCTGGACGAAGAAGAGTATTTGATGATCAAAGAAAAACTAAACAAAGATAAGCAGGTTCTGATGGAAAAACAGAAAGCAATGAGTGATAAGCTAAAAGAAATGGAGCGTGCACTGAAACAGTATCAAGAGCAGGCGCAACATCTGGAGAAATATCTGGAGGTTACAGATTTCGATGAACGACTAGTCAAAGAACTGGTAGGCCGTATCTGGGTATGGGACGATAGCAAGATATCGCTTGAGTTCAAATGTGAGAACGTGTTCGACAATGCACTGGTGGATGAGTTCTTGACGGAGAATGGGAGGAAGGAAGCGTAAGATGATGATAGCACTTTATTTGCGGCTTTCGGAATCGGATGGCGATCTGGGCGTAGATGGAAAAGACGAAAGCAATAGCATTGAGAATCAAAGATTATTATTAAGAGATTATGTAGAAGAACGGGAAGACTTGGAAGGCGATGTGCAGGAATATGTGGATGATGGTTATTCCGGTACGAATTTTGAACGTCCGGCATTTAAGTGTATGTTAGAAGATGCTAAAAAGGGGAATATACAGGTAATCATTGTAAAAGATCTGTCCCGGCTTGGACGTGATTATATTACTGCTGGCGATTATATAGAACAGATTTTCCCAATGTTGAATGTACGCTTTATTGCTGCCAACAATGGGTATGACAGCTCGAAGTTTACCGGTGGGACGATGGGCTTTGATATGGCGGTCAGCAACATGATTAACACTTTTTACAGCCGTGATTTATCTAGGAAACTGAAAGCTGCCAATCGAACCCGATGGAAAAAAGGTATCAGCACTTCTGGGAGCGCACCGTTTGGTTATGTTATACATAGAGGGGATAAGAGAGAATGGAGAATTGACCCTGATGCAGCGTCTATCGTGCGGCTGATATTTGAAAAGGCTCTGGATGGCCTAAACACAACAGAAATTGCAGCCTATCTGAATGAAAATAATAAGCCGACGCCCTGGGTGTATAATCAGACCCATCATAATTGGAAACTGGCGGAACTCCGTACTAAGATGGAAGAACGACTTTGGGACACATCCAAGGTCTGGAATGTACTTAAAAAATATGAATATACCGGTGCGATGGTTATGGGGCGAAGAAAATCTATCTTTGTGGGAGGCAAGGGCGTGACCCAACCAAAAGATGAATGGACAGTAGTAGAAGAAGTCCATGAAGCGATTGTAACCCATGAAGAATTTGAACAGGCCAATCAGGTAATCAGGGATAGAAAGAATCCAAAATATATAATGGCCAACCGTTACCCATTGAAAAGCAAGGTGTTTTGTGGCAACTGCAGGAGAAGATTAGCTTATGAAGCTACAACATACAAAGAAATTGTTTGCTGCCGGCATGGCAGGCAGGTTGGGAAATATTCTGAGTGCGACAAAGAAGAATACTCCGTAAAGCAGCTTGAAGAAATTGTCTTTCGTGCTATCCATGATTTGATAGGAACGATGGAGAAACTTGGAGTGCAGGCAGGAGAGATTGCCGCTAATAACCGGGCGAAAAATAGGGAATACCGAAAAACAATTGCCCTCGAAGTGGAACAACTAAAAGCAGAGAAAATTCGATTGTATGAGCGGTATGCCGATCAACTAATCACAAAAGATATTTATCTGCTGAAAAAGCAGCAAGCTTCCGAGCGGCTCACCCAGTTGAAAGAAGCGGAGAAACAGAAGACAGAAGTGATCCGTGAACAGGATGAAATCAAGGAAACAGCTGATAGTGTGACAAATCTTGCCAGACGATTTCGAAATGAGGAAAAACTTTCAGAACAGTTGGTTCGGGCATTTATAGATGGTGTGTATGTTTATCATAAAGATCAGGTTGAAGTGAAATTCCTGCTTGAGGATGAAATGCAGAAATTGGTGCAGTGTATAGAGGAATACACTGGAACTGAATAGATGTCCATATATAAAGTTGTATATCTTGCTTCTTTGTGGTATGCTTGTACTGAAATGGAGATGAAAAACATGGCAAGGACTTTATATACAATTACATTAACCAATGAGGAAAGGGAGAGACTTCTGAAGATTGTCAAGGAGGGAACGGAAAGCGCACGCACCGTCCTCCGGGCAAAAATCATTCTGATGTCGGATGTGTCCCAAGTTCCCAAATATACAGTATCAGAACTGGCAAAGGTATTAGGAACAACATCTACAACGGTTCAGACAACCCGTACAGATTATGGAAAGGGCGGTCTGGAAGCGGCAGTGTTCCGCAAACAGCGTGTGCTGGAAAACGGTGGATATAAGTTCAACAATGACATCATGGAAAAGATTCTGGAACTTGTCGATAGTCCCCCAGCAGATGGGTATAAACGCTGGAGCGTCAGACGGCTATGCAAAGCGTGCATGGAGCGGGGCATTGTAGATTATATTGCACCTTCTTCTATGGATGAAATATTACGAAAAGCCGGTAGGAGACTGACGGATAAAAAATAGAAATAAGGATTGATGAAAATGAAGTTAATAAGAAAAAGCGTACTCCCGATAATTGTGATTCTTTTGATTGCAGCTATGGGAAAATGTATTTATATGGTGGACGGGCAGATTGACTGGTTCCGGCTTTGTATGGTGTTCGGGGTGCCGTTTGGCATCCCTTATATGACGATTATTGTTCCGATGGGAAAAGGTGTCAGTCTTACCGAGGGAGTATCTGTAATGGCGATGAGTGCTATTTTCGGAGCATTGTTTGGAGCAGTGATTGCTGCGGTGGTTTTCTTTAAGGCGGTTCTGTATCTGATGTGGTTTCTTTTGACCCGGTGTAAACGGTTGGTTTTTGGATAAATGCAATTGTAGAGATTGGATTAGGCAGGCAATTGCCTGACAGAATAAGTGTAAAAAATCCTCTGTTGGTGTTTGATTTTCTAACACCGACAGGGGATTTTTTTGCTTGGGCTGGTTGATTGCCCAAAGAGCCATTATTGATTTTTCTGATTCCGCAAGCAGTTTTTTATTGCCTGGGCTGTCTGGAGAATCAGCTCTAATTCATTCGTGGAACAGTCATAAAGAACATCTTGTAATTGATTGTTCAGATCCGGAGAAGTTGCGGTAGCTGGAGCATTGCTTTCAACTTGGATTGTAGAAGGCACTGCACTTTTTTGAATGATGGTGTTGTCATCCAATAGCCGGTTCTGCAGATCGCTGATGTTCTTTTCAATGTCAGCCAGTGTTTCGGCATACTGTGGGGTGTCGCTTTCCGTGTGCGAAGCGATATAGGAGTCACGTTTTCGGAGGGCCGTCATGTAAGTCAGCAGCTTCTGGTTTACGGTTTCATTACCAAAGGACAATCTCATGGTGTTGGCATCAAAAGCACCATCACTGTCCTGGTCTGCATCCAGCTGTAGGTCAAGCTGTTCATCCATCTTAAAAATAAGAGAGAGCAGGTCTGATACCGTCTTTATATCAAAATCCATAAAGGTATTGATGCTGATTCCAAGTGCCTCTGAAATTTTCAATAGCTGATCGGGTTTAGGTTTGCGTTCCCCAGCCTCGTATTTCCGGATGGTATTGATGCTGATGCCGGATAGTTCAGAAAGCTGCTCTCCGGACATTTTATGTGCCATGCGTTGGTATTTGATTTTTTCGCCAATCGTCATAGTCCCAATCCTTTCTGTATCATGTATTGTAACCTTTAGTATATCATATTTTTTTGAAAATGTACAAAAGTACAACAAAAAACATTGACAAGTGCATATGTACCACATATAATATAGAAGTGGTACAAAAGTACAACATAAGAAAAAGAAAAAGCACAAAAGTTTGCAGCAGGTGACAGTTAAGTGATACATAAAGGGGACAAGAGATTTCCGGAAAATGTACCGGTGCCAGATAAGTGACACATAAGTGTAACCAGCCTGTGAAAAGACAGAATTGGAGGAACAACATTATGACAGAATTAGTATTTGGTATCGACCACGGAAACGGCAACATGAAATCACAATCGGTTTGTATCCCTTGTGGATTGGTGCGTTATTCGTCCGAACCGGGACGCTTTATGAATGAGGATATTTTGGAATATCAGGGCAGCTATTACACTCTCTCTGATACGAGAATGCCGTATAAATCGGACAAAACAGCGGACAAGGAGTATTTTATTCTGACCCTGTTTATCCTGGCGATGGAAGCTAAGAACCGCAATGTATCTCTTGATGGTCGGGAGGTTCTGCTTGGTATTGGTGTACCACCGGCAGATTTCAGCCAGCAGGCCGGGAAGTTCAAGCAGTATTTCTTGGATGAAGCAATGAACGGCGTGACGTTCAAGTGGAATGGTTCGGAAATCCAATTTTCCATCAAGGACGTGCAGGTCAGCCCTCAAAATTTTGCGGCAGTGTTCTGTTATAAGGCTTCTCTGTTCAAGCAGTATCGCACTGTGAATTGCATCGACATTGGAGACGGGACGGTGGATTTACTGGTTATCCGGAAAGGTCAGCCGGATTTGTCCGTCCGTGTCAGTGAAAGACTTGGAATTGCGGTACTCCGTTCCGAGATTGCCAATGCGATTCAGCAGAACTATGGTTTGCAACTGGAATCCTCCGATGTGGAGCAGGTACTTATGAAAGAGCCGACGGTTCTGGACGCAGAAGTGATTGCAGAAATCCATAGGCTGGCAGACGAGTGGATGATTCGGATTGTCAACAAGCTGCATACTTATGTGCCAGACTTCCGCATCAATCCGACCGTATTCCTGGGCGGTGGCAGTTTAGTCTTGCATGACCAGATAAATGCGTCACCGGATTTTAAGTACATTGAGTTTATCGACAATATCAATGCGAATGCCGTGGGTTATGCGATGCTGGTAAAAGCAAAGCTGAAACGGCAATAAGGGGGCTTGCTATGGGACGGACAAGGATAGCACTTCTGTTCAACGAAGAAAATGAAAAACAGCGAGAGGTCTGCGAGTATCTAAAATCGCAGCCTCGCAGCAAGACCGCCCTGGTTACAGAACTGGTATATAGATGGCTGCAGATGCAGGAGCAGCCGGAAGCAGGTCGGAAAATTTCTCCTGCAGATGGAAATACGATTCCGGATATGAACACACTGAAAGAGGATATTACAAAGGAATTGCTCCAGGATCGAGCGTTTATTGAAAAAGTAATGGCTTGTGTCAAAGAACAGATAGGGAATGGAGAAAGTATAGATACAACGGAACAGAAATTGCCGATAGAAACTAACGAGCCGGGGAAAAGTGAAGAATCCGGGGAATTGATGGATTTTGATGAAGATATGCTGCTGAGTGGCATGGCAATGTTTGAACTATAATAGGAAGTAACGGTTCCTAGAATAGTGTTCTGTGCTTGAAAATAGGGGATTGATTCCCTATTTGAGAATGGTAAAATAGAATAAGATATTGGAATACAGTCCTCTGGTTGGCGTATGCCGATCAGGGGACTGATTCCCTATAAAACACGAAAACCGTCAGAGCCTATAAAGCTGTGACGGTTTATTAATCGTTGGTAAATGTGAGGACATCGTTAGGTGTACATTCTAGGATGCGGCATATTTTTTCAATCGTAAAAGCCGTGATGTTCCGGTTGTGCCGCAACTGATCCATTGTGCGCTTGTCAATGCCGTTATCAATCAAGATGTACTGGGAGTGTCCCTTTTTCTTTAAGGTTTCCCATAGAGGGCTGTAATCAATCATAATTCGCCTCCGTACAAATTTCAATATCATTAACATTATAGAAAGAAGAAAGATTAAAAAATAGGTGAATATAATCACCCGGGGGAGTATAATGATATTGCAGCTTTTAAATTGTTGAGGAGGATTAAAAATTATGAGTGTACAGTTAGAGAAAGACCGGAAAGAACGCATTTTCGGGCTTATGAATGGGTGGTATAATCTGGAAGGAACCTTTATTCCGGAAAGCAGCATGGTGGAAAATGAGTTTGACGATGGAAAGCCATGTGCGGTATTGTACCAGGAGGTTTTTGATGCAAACCGGAGACTGTGTGAGCGTCTTGGTGTGGACGAGGACAAGGATATTGAGCATTTGATTAATAATATGCAGGATATAGCAAAGATACTGGCAATGAAAATGTTTGATTACGGTATGCAGGTTCAGCAGGAAGCTACCGTGTCAGATCGGAGGGAAAATGAATAGAAGAACTGTTTTTCAAAAATGGGGATGTTGGATTAAACTCAATCTCATGTATTATTTCACCAAAGCGCAGCTTGGGGTGATGAATACTTATCTGACCATACGATATGTTCTGAAGAATCATAAACTTCCTGAAAGAGTATCAGAGGAAGAAGCTGAGGCTGTTGTGAAAGCTGCAATCGAACGTGCGAAAGCCAGAGGCGAATGGTAATCAGAAATCGGACAGCAATATCTCTAAGAGCGCAAGGAAGTAAGAGCGCAAAGGGGTAAAGAAAGAGCGCAGAAAACCGGAAGGTTCTGCGCTCTTGACCTATTTTTCGGGTTTAAAATTGCGTAGTGCTGTTTTGGTTGATTTAATCATTTCTAAAAGGAATTCCTTTTCCTGTGGAGTACAATCACTCGTCAATTCACGAATATCTGCATCGAATTGAGAAACCAAAACCGGAGTATTATCGTAAAGCAAGTGGTCGACAGTAGTATCAAGGTTCTGAGCGATACTAAGGAGTGTCATGAGGCTCAATTTGGTATGGCCGTTTTCAATACTGCTGATATAAGTAGGGGCTACATCAATCCGGTTAGAAAGTGTTTCCTGTGTCATTTTCTTGGCAAGACGAGCGGCTCGTATTCTTTTTCCGATTGCGACATAATCAATTTCAACGTCCAAAGGTGTCACCTCCTGAAACTTGAACTGTGTGTTAAGAAATTTTCACAAGTTTAACAGCCATTTCATATTGTATTCTAAATCAAGATATATTATAATGAAGTATAAGTAGAAGAAATTATATAAAGTACATATACAATAGAAGTTTATAACAAAAAATATGGAGAGGGTTTTCGGATTGGAGGAAAAACATACAGGGGTTGATTTTTATTCCAACGTAAAATCTTCGGATGTTCAATGGTTGTGGTATCCATATATTCCGTGTGGAAAAATCACAATACTACAGGGAGACCCCGGAGAGGGAAAGTCAACCTTTATTATTCATGTTGCTGCAATTCTGACAAGAGCCGGTGTTCTGCCGGATGGATGTCAGGTTAAGGAGGCAGCAACTGTCATTTATCAGTGTTCCGAAGATAGTATGTCAGATACCATCAAACCGAGGCTTGAAGCTGCAGGGGCAGATTGTAGCAGAGTTGCATTCATTGAAGAAGGTGACGATGCTTTGACATTGGACGATGAGCGTATAGATCAGGCGTTGGAACAGACAGGTGCAAAACTGCTTGTCCTTGACCCGATACAGGCATTTATTGGTCGTGATGGGGATATGCAGAGTGCAGTAAGGATGCGGAAAATTATGCGTAGGCTTTCTTTTATGGCAGAGAGCCATAATTGTGCCGTTGTATTAATTGGACATATGAATAAAGGTGCCGGGAATAACAATTTGTACCGGGGACTGGGGAGTATTGATATTGCTGCAAATGCAAGAAGTGTTCTTATGGTTTCAAAGGATGTGCAGGAGCCGTGGAAGCGTTATGTTTTTCCGATTAAGGTGAATCTGGCACCAGAAGGCGATCCGATTGGATTCGGATTCGATAAGGAGAAAGGATTTTTCTGGCTGGGAAAATGTCAGGTTAATGTAAATGAGTTGATGGCTGCGAGACAGACAACCTCTGCCAAAAAAGAAATGGCAATTGGTTATCTGCAGGAGATACTGGCAGAGCATGACATTGCCAGTAAGGAAATCTTTGAGCAGATGAAAGTATTAGGAATATCAAGAAGAACTGCACAAGAGGCAAAAAAAGAAGCCGGTATACAAGCCTATAAGAAAGGAAATGCGTGGTACTGGCATTTTGATATGGGGGACAGCATATGAATGAGCAGGAAAAACGTGCTGTGAGTCAGGAAGAACGAAAAGAAAGGATACGGGTACGGTATAAAGGCATAGACAGAAGCGAATTAGAGTTCATTCCTGCAAAACAAAAAGAAAAGCTGTTTGAGGACGCAGGCACAAAACGTGTGTGCGCTTACTGTCGTGTCTCGACAGATGATGCAAACCAGACATCTTCCTATGAATTGCAGAAGAATCATTATGAAGATATGATTCGGGAGCACCCAGGCTGGACATTGGTTGATATATATGCAGATGAAGGTATTTCCGGTACCTCTTTAAAACATAGGGACGAGTTCAATCGCATGATCCGGGACTGCCAAGATGGAAAGATTGATCTGATCGTAACCAAAAGTGTGTCTCGTTTTGCAAGGAACATCGTGGATTGTATTGCAAAAGTTCGGGAACTTGCTGGCTTAAATCCGGCGGTAGGCGTATTTTTTGAAACAGAACATATCTATACACTGGACAATACCAGTGAAATGATGCTGGCGGTATTATCAGCTGCAGCACAAGAAGAATCCCATACTAAAAGTGAAATTATGAATATTTCCATTGAGCAGCGTTTTTCCAGAGGAATCTTTCTGACACCGGAGCTGCTTGGCTATGATAAGGACGAAGATGGAAATCTTGTTATTAACCCGACAGAAGCAGAAACCGTGAAACTCTGTTATTACCTTTTCCTCAATGGTTTCCCGACATCGGAGATTGCAGAAATATTGATGGGGCTGGGAAGAAAGACGAAGCTGGGTAACACAAAATGGTCTGGAAGCAGTGTAGTCAGTGTAATTCGGAATGAACGTCATTGTGGCGATGTCCTGTCCAGAAAAACATTTACCCCCAATTATCTTGACCATAAATCAAAAAAGAATAATCATGATCGGAACCAATACCGGCAGACGGATCACCATGAAGCGATTGTCAGTAGAGAAATCTATGATGCGGCCCAGAAGCTGCTTGCCGCTGGCAAGTACAGAAAGAAAGGTTATCCTCTGCCAACTTTGCAGGTGGTGGACGAGGGTGCATTGAAGGGGTTCGTATCTGTAAACCGTACATGGACGGGCTTTACGGGAGAAGATTATCAGAAAGCGTCTATGAGCGTGTACAATGGCGAAGGTGATGCTATCAGCAATATGGAAAAAGCAGATGAGTCGGAAACGAACTTCGATCTGAGTGGATATGAGATTGTGAGAGCACAGTTCTTTTCCACCAGATTTGACCCGGCAGTTACAATCTCAGACGGAAGAATCGTCTTTAATACAGCCTGCTTGAAAAAGTTTGAGGACGTAGAGTATGTGGAACTTCTGCTGAATTCCGTGGAGAAGTGCATCGCTGTGCGTCCATGCGATAAAGAGAATCCCAATGCAATCCGATGGGGAGCTTTACGGAATGGGAAATGGGCGGTTCTCCCCAAAAGCTGCAAGGGCTTTGCCGACCCGCTTTATTATCTGATGGATTGGAAATCGGATTGTAAATACCGACTCCGTGGGCAGTATCATGGGATCGGAGACGAACAGATGATGATTTTTGACCTGGAAGAACCGGAAATCATTGTCCAGGAGAGAGTAGCGCAGAATACTACAGAGAATGCGGATATTGAGAAAACTGATGGTTTGGAAAATTTGGAAACAGAACCGACTGCTGAATCAGAAGCAGAATCCGTGAGTACAATGTATTTCCCAAAAAACTGGGTATCGTCCTTTGGAAGAAAAACCGATGAAATTATCTTTTTGAAACGAGTGAAATATTACGGGAACTGGGATGTCCTTCGACCAGCGAAAACAATCGAAGGAATGGATATAATCACACAAGAGGTGCTTGAGGATTTAAGCAAGGAAGCACAAGCACTGATGGATGGAATGAGGAGTGCAGTATGAGCGATTTGGAAACTCTGAACGATGCTGAGGCATCGGAACCTGTTGATCAGAAAGCATTGGAACTTGCCCAGGATTTCAGTTATGACGGCTATCAAGTAGTCAGGAGAGAATTATTTGCACATTTGAGGGAGCCAGCCGTTGTTATCCGTAGGGATAGTGTAACCTTTAACACGGCCTGCATTGCCGGTCTGGAGGATGCGGTCTATATTCAGATACTTGTACATCAAGATGATAGGCGTATGGTTGTCAGAAAGTGCGATGAAAATGACAAGGATGCACTTCGCTGGTGCGTAGCAAAACCGGATAAGAGAAAGAGCCGGAAGATGTCAAACAAACTGTTCTCTGCCATGATGTATGAGATGATGGGTTGGAATACAGAATGCCGATATAAGATTCTGGGACATAAAATCTCCTATGAAGATGAAACCATTTATATTTTCGATTTAACCGAGACAGAAATATTCATGGACATAAAGCGAAAGAGCAAAGTAAACCACCAGGAAAATGATGTATCTGCTGAAGCTGCTACGGCAGAGAATACAGATACGCTATCGGGAGTACAGGGTGAAGGACAGAATCCGGAGGACAGTACGCTCAAAAAGCAGAGCAGGACACCTTTTTACCCCAGTGATTGGAAAAACTCCTTTGGACTTCCGGTGGAAGAACATAAAAAAGCATTGGAAGTCAAGGTGCTTGATGACTATGTAAAATTTTCTACCCAGACAGAGTAGGGGAGAAGTGCGCCCTTTTTGGGAGGTATGTGATTATGCAGGAGAATACAAGACCAACACCAGGAATATCCCTGTCAAATAAATGGGGGATTGTGCGGATTTTTCATGCAACGATTGTTGCATTGGACGAGCCGAAATATATCCGGTTTCTTTTTAATCCGGAAAAGAACCGGCTGGCAGTGCAATCGTGTAAAAGAAAAGTGGCAGAGAGTTTCCGTGTTCCGGAATACCATTCGGAAGATTGGGATTTCAAGATAAACAGCCTTTCTATGACGCAGATGATTTGGAAGAACTGTGGTTGGGACGATGAGCAGAGTTACCGTGTCATGGGGACGGTTTATGGGGATTATGATTTGGTGGAGTTCGATCTGATGCAGGCAGCTGTAATATCAGCAGAGGAATTTGAGCATTGAGCGGAAATTGAGTAAAAATTGAATAATTCTATCTGAAAGGGTTTCTGAAAACATCAGAGGCTCTTTTTTTGTGCTATTTTCGAGGGTAATTGCACGGTTCTGTGCTGAAAAAATTTCTGTGAAAAAGTTGTCCCTATCTTGACATTATCAAGTCTTTTGTTCCGACGTCACTTTCGATGCAACAGTAAATCCGGTTGTTTATGAGGGTGGTATCCCTGTATTCATTGATACGGAGTACGATACATGGAACATGGATCCGGTAGCGTTGAAAAAAGCGTTTGAAATTTATCCGGAAGTGAAGCTTGTTGTAGTTGCGCACTTATACGGAACTCCCTGTAAGATGGACGAAATCAGAGAAATCTGTGGCCGTTATGGAGCTACTATCATCGAAGATGCAGCAGAATCTTTGGGCGCTACTTACAAAGGAGTTCAGACCGGAAGATTAGGCTCCTATAATGTCATTTCTTTCAATGGAAATAAAATCATCACTGGAACTTCTGGCGGAATGTTTTTGACCAATGATAAAGATGCAATGGAAAGTATGCAGCAGGCTATTACCATGTTGCAATTCTTACGTGTGCAACTGTGTTTTCTTTCATGGCACAATTCATTGGGGGGATTTTTATAGGATTAAAGAAAACTGCAGTAAATGGCATGACAACGGCGATGGCTGCTTTGGTAAATATTCTTATTGATTTGTTATTTATAAATAAAATTGGCTTGTATGCTTCTATCTTCAGATTCCAGTTGGCCATGTAGAAGCTGGGCTTCGTACATATAATATCTATTCACCGTATCCAGAAGAATTCAATCGTCAGGCAGGCGTTGAACTGCTATTATCGTGCAGACATCGTAAAGTGCAATACGATTATCAAGAATCTGTTGAGAAATATCGGCGAAGATTCTTTT